ACCCGTAATAATAACTATGGTATGCAGCTTAACTTCTCCGTTCCTTTGGATGGTGGGATGATTGAGCAGTGCAAACAGATAGCTAAGCGACACGAGGAGAAACTGAGGCTAGACTATGAGCTAGTACGTGCGCTCAAGTGTACGGAGATTATGAAAGCTGGGTTTACATTTAGACCCGGTTCACGTGTAGAGGTACTGTGTCACGACATTGTACCTATTGTGTCTTTGACAAATGAAGAAAAAAGCAACTGAGGATCAGTTTAACGAGCTTCACAACCTCGTCACAACCGAGTTCCTCAATCGAATCAAAAGCGGTGAAGCCTCTACGCAAGACCTTAAGGCTGCGTGTGACTGGCTAGCCAAAAATGACATCAGCGGTGTTGCCCTTGAGGGTAATGCTCTTGATAAGTTGGTATCTATTATGCCAACAGTTGATCCAGAACTAGTACAGCGGAGGTTGTATGGCCCGAAAGTCTAACCACAGCGGACCAAAATACGCCAACGGTAACTACAAATCATACCAAAAAAAGTATGATAGTAGCGCCTTACAGATACGGAAACGTACCGAACTCAACAAAGAGAATCGAAAACGCGGCACCTATGGCAATGGAGATGGTAAAGATGTATCCCACAAAAAGGATGGATCTACAACCCTTGAAATTGCATCTAAGAATAGAGCCCGTAAAGGCAAGAAAGCATGACCCCGCTGCTCCCCAGTCCTGATCACTACCTGCAAAATCTAATAACCATGACTAGCCCTGAAGCGAAACGGCTATGGCGTCAAGCCATCAAGGAACACTTCAACTGTCAATGTGTCTATTGTGGAGAACATTATGAACTACATGAACTTACTCTTGATCACGTTATACCTCGTTTTTATGGAGGAGAAACGACAACGAGAAATTTGGTACCATCCTGCAGGAAATGTAATCAGAACAAAGGAACGAATAACTGGCTCACGTGGATGAGGCAGACTTTTGGGCATACGCCTAGAGAAAAACTTATTTTATCGCATATTAAGTAATGGCAACACCTGATTTACTTCGCAAACGGCTTGAATTAGAAGCTAAAATTGAAGATTTAAAGGCAGCTAGAGAATCAGCAACTGATAGAAGGTCTAAAAAATCATTAAATGGTAGGGTTAAATCTACTCAACGCCAGTTGGACGATTTAAATCAGCGTGACCCTGGGATGCGTACTGGCATCGACCCAAAAGGTGGTTCCAAAAAGCGCATCCCAACACTTCCAGATGAACAAGCTCACCATGCTGGCACCAGTTTAAATAACGCTAGAGCTTTCTTTAATAACCTATCTACAGCTGAAAAACTGCTTATGAATCGGGAATTTGCTAAATTTGGCATTGTTCCTGGTGATGTAGCAATGAACAGGTTAGATATGTTAACTCAATTACACCAACAAGGTATTCACAATATTGAGCGTGATTTGGGTTTAGAAGGTAAACAGTATTTTGATGAGGGAGCTTCATTTCAAGATAAACTTAGAGCTGTAGGCTTGTTTGCAGAAGATCAGCGTCTTCTCAAATCAGTTGCAGAAGAAGCTCAGTTTAAAGGTACTCAAGAACTTGGAGGATTTTCTCGTAGAATTCAACAAACAGCTACACCTGAGTTGGCTGATGAATTCCATCGTATTACCACTCAACGTGGTCAAGAGATGGCTCGGGATATTTCCGAATATGGTCGTAGTACTCATGAAATGGTGGGTGGTCAACAGTACATGCCAGACATTTCTGGTAGAGCACGACCTACACTGGACATAGATCCTGCAACAGGTCGGACTCGTTACACAGCTCCACCCGAAGCAACCAGACCTCAAGCTAAACCTCCTATTCAACGTCCACGTATTGGTAGTCAATTACGTATAGTTGCCGGTGTAGCTAAAATGGTTGGGACTATGGATTATGGTGCACCAGCCGAACCACCTTTTGGTAGTCAACAAATTAACATGTTACAACGCTCTGTACCTGATGTACTGCAATTCCAACCAGGAGAATACACAGTGGATCTTCCTGGGATTTAACTTATGAACACATTAGACCTGCTTAGAGACGATTTTAAACTATTCTTGCAGGCTTTGTGGGCTCAACTTGATTTACCATCCCCTACTCGTGCTCAGTATGCTATTGCTGATTACCTACAGTACGGTCCTAAACGCCTACAAATCCAGGCTTTCCGAGGAGTTGGTAAATCTTGGATTACTGGCGCTTTTGTCCTTTGGACTCTCTTTAAGGACAACGAAAAGAAGATCATGATTATCTCCGCTTCTAAAGAGCGAGCAGACAACATGAGTATCTTTCTTCAGAAGCTTATTATCGAGACCCCGTGGCTCAATCATATGCAACCTAGCGATGATTCAGCCCGGTGGTCTCGCATTTCTTTTGACATTAAGTGCCCACCCCACCAAGCCCCATCCGTAAAGTCTGTTGGTATTACTGGTCAGCTCACGGGTAGCCGTGCAGACCTGATGATTCTAGACGACATTGAAGTCCCTGGTAACTCCATGACAGAGTTGATGAGGGAAAAACTTCTACAACTTTGTACGGAAGCGGAGTCTATCCTTACTCCTAAGGAAGACAGCCGTATTATGTACTTAGGAACCCCACAAACTGTTTTTACTATCTACCGAAAACTTGCAGAACGTAACTACCGCCCCTTTGTTTGGCCTGCTCGTGTTCCTCGTAAATTATCTAACTACGAAGGACTCATTGCCCCTCAACTCCAAGAAGACATCGATAACGGTGCCGATCCTTGGAGTGTAACTGACCCAGATAGATTTGACCATGAAGATCTTATCGAACGTGAAGCGTCTATGGGACGCAGCAACTTTATGCTGCAGTTCATGCTTGACACGTCCCTTAGTGATGCTGAAAAGTTCCCACTCAAGATGGCTGATCTTGTCATCACCAGTGTTAATCCTAAGTCCGCTCCTGATAGCGTCATCTGGTGCTCAGATCCTCAAAACGTCATCAAAGACTTACCCACTGTCGGGTTACCTGGAGACTATTTCTACTCTCCAATGCAGCTCCAAGGAGAGTGGGGTGCTTACCAAGAAACAATCTGCAGTGTTGACCCGTCGGGTCGTGGGGCAGATGAGACAACAGCAGCTTATATCTCCCAACGAAACGGTTACTTGTACTTGCATGAAATGCGAGCTTACCGAGACGGATACTCAGACAATACGCTTCTGGATATTTTAAAAGGGTGTAAGAAGTACAATGTAACTAAACTAGTCATCGAAACAAACTTTGGTGACGGTATCGTTGGAGAACTGTTTAAAAAACACCTCCAACAGACACAACAAGGTATTGACGTAGAAGAGGTACGTGCTAATGTCAGGAAGGAAGACCGTATTATTGATGCCCTTGAGCCTGTCCTTAATCAACATAGGCTTATTGTTAATCGTTCTGTGGTCGAATGGGACTACAACTCAAATAAAGACGAAGCTCCAGAGAAGCGTCTCCTCTATATGCTCTTCTACCAGATGAGTAGGATGTGTCGGGAAAAAGGAGCAGTCCGACACGATGACAGATTAGATGCCCTTGCACAAGGCGTTAAATACTTCACAGATGTTCTTGCAATCTCCGCTCAAGAAGTCATTAAAGAACGTAAACGTGAAGAGTGGAACGACATGCTCCAAGCGTTCCTAGACGACCCACAAGCTGAGACAAACCACATTGTTTTAGGCATGTCTATGGACCAAAAAAGACAAGCTAGAGGAATCTCTCAAAACGGTGTTCCCACCTGGGTTTAGAGAATATTAAGTTTATGGGGGACCGTATAAGGGGGAAGGGAAGGGTGGACCCAACCCCCGACGGGGGTAATTCGAGACAAGCTCTCATTACCCCTTTACCTCCTACTGGATAGTAGACACTAAATTCTACTTTCTTAATCCCCACCTTCTGAATATTAGGCACTGTATCCTACTGTCTGTCTTTAAAGAATTAAAGAATTAACACCCACCACCCTATGCACTCAGTTCAACTAGTTCATGTAACACCCAATGCTGAAGAACTAATCAGCTACATGGCTAGGGTATCCAACCCATCCAATCAATCTAACACAGAGACCTCTCCAAGGCTTATTAGGTATCTAATCAAGCATAAGCATTGGTCACCATTTGAAATGGTAAATATGTGTGTAGAAATAGAAACAACCCGTAGTATCGCAGCACAGATACTTCGTCACCGCTCCTTTTCCTTCCAAGAGTTCTCTCAACGGTATGCAACTGCCTCTCAACTGGGTAACCCGGTTATCCCTGAACTCCGTTTACAGGATACAAAGAACCGACAGAACAGTATTGAAGTAGAAGAGGAAGATTTATTCCTTAAACAACGTATTGATTACCTCTATAAGCACTCCCAGCAGGTCTATGAAGCCCTTCTAGAGGCTGGAGTGGCTAAAGAGTGTGCAAGGGACGTTCTACCGCTCTCAACGCCTACCAGGCTCTATATGAACGGTACTTTACGCTCTTGGTTGCACTATTGTG